AAGATCCAAGTCTGGAAGAAATGGGTCGTAAGTACTGGAAAAAGAAATCATACTTGTTCCAAGGCTTTGTACGTGAGAACCCACTAAGCGATGACAAAACACCGGCTAATCCAATTCGTCGATTCATCATCGGACCTCAATTGTTTACTATTATCAAAGGTGCATTGATGGATCCAGAGTTGGAAGAATTGCCAACAGACTTAATGCGTGGGTTAGACTTCCGCATTACTAAAACATCTAAGGGCGGTTATGCTGACTATAACACCAGTAAGTGGGCTCGCAAAGAGTCAGCGTTGACCGAAGCTGAACAGGCAGCGATTGAGGGATTGTTTGATCTTTCAACATTCTTGCCAAAGAAACCAACGGATGTTGAGTTGCGTGTTATCAAAGAAATGTTTGAAGCATCAGTAGATGGTCAACCATACGACACAGAACGTTGGGGACAATACTTCCGTCCAGCAGGCGTGCAAGCACCAGCAGGAACTACTGCACCATCATCTGCTGACGTTGACGAGGATACCCCTGCACCGGTCAAATCGGCACCAGTTGCAACATCCTCACCATTTGACGATGGAGACGATGCTCCAGCAGCCACAGCACCTGTAGCATCTACTAAGCCGACTCAGAAAGCCGAAGATATTTTGGCTATGATTCGCGCAAGACAAAAACAATAATATCATTGTTCGCCCCAGCGTTATGCTGGGGTGTTTTTATTGTTATTCAATGAACGCAAGTCTTCAATTCTTAAATTCTCAAAATTTAATTCACGATGAATTTTCAATTTATTCTGTGAACAGTTTTGATCTATTTTTTAAAAGTGATATTTTAAAGAATGTTCAACGTTGGAAAACTATCTTACTTGAAAAAAATGTTCAAAAAGTAAGCATTGCTGATTTTGTAACATTTGATTCTATTTGTGTATTCTTTGCCTCAATGGAACTTGGCATCGAAATATATACCACTGCCCAGGCTGGGACTGCTATTCAAGAAATTAGCCGGTGTGTGGATATAATGATAATTTCCAATGAAGTATATCAATTGCGCAATCCTGTGGCAGATAATTTATTAGTGTACACAGAGTCTACAAAAGATCAGTATTCAACATTTGAATATGTGCCTGACAACATAGATCTTAACAGAATTGCTATATCTGCATTTACATCTGGCTCCACCGGCGAACCAAAGTTAATACAACATACTGCGGAAACTTTGATTGGTGCATCACAGTTGGCTAGTTCGTTTTTTAAACCCAATGAACGATTTTTTACACATTCAAACTTTAATCACATCGGAGTTATTAGTATGGGCGTGTTTGGACCAATTATTGGTGGTACTAGAATTTTAACATCAACCGATTCGATATACGATCTAATGTTCTATGCAAAAAAACGCATGATCGACAAGGCAGCTTTCTTTGAAGTTCACTTGGCTACATTAAAAAATCACAATGCCGATTTGCGAGGAGCATTTAATGGTATTGAAATTTTAACCGGCGGCAAACTATTAACATCTAGTTTTATTGATTGGTGCTTGTCCTTGGGTGCTAAACGAATTCACTCTATATACGGAGCAACAGAATGCTTACCACCTGTAATGACCAAAACTGTTGATTCAATTCATGTAGAAAATTTATCAGACATGGGCAAGTTGTTTTCATGTTACCAAACTAAAATTGTTGATGGATTTTTATGTGTAAAAGGCCCGGGCGTTAGCAAAAAGGTTGAGTCTGACTCAGAAGGGTTTTACAACACCGGAGATTATGTGCTACAATATGGCAACACCTATGAATTTAAAGGTAGAAAAAAAATATCTGAATCGTTGCACGACTGCGATTTAATGATATTAGTAGATGGTGTGTTAAGTGCATGTTTGAAAAGAGATTTAAAGAAATTTATATTCCCACAAGAATATAAAGTTACAGTTAACGACAGCAATATTAAATTTGATTTTAATAATGCACATGACATAAATTGTATTGACATAGATCTACTTGGGCTAAAATTAAAAGAACTAGGGTTTGACCTAGAAATAGACTCTCAAAAACTTAAAGTTAATGAGATTAAAGTTGTTTAAAATATAAGAGGAAAAATTATGGGAAAACCATTTGACGTTTCAAAATTCCGAAAGGAAATTACCAAATCAATTGATGGATTGAGCATTGGTTTTAATGATCCTACCGATTGGATCAGCACTGGTAACTATGCATTAAACTATCTTATTTCCGGCGACTTTACTCGCGGTATTCCGCTAGGCAAGGTTACTGTATTTGCTGGAGACTCTGGTGCAGGTAAATCGTATATCTGTTCAGGAAACATTGTTAAGAATGCGCAAGAGCAAGGAATTTTTGTTGTGCTAGTTGACAGTGAAAACGCACTTGACGAAGATTGGCTTAAGGCATTGGGTGTCGACACCTCAGAGTCAAAACTTTTAAAGTTGAGCATGGCTATGATTGACGATGTAGCAAAGACTATCTCAACGTTTATGAGTGACTATAAAGCATTGCCGGATGGCGAACGTCCTAAAGTTATGTTTGTTATTGACTCGTTGGGCATGTTGTTAACTCCCACAGACGTTAATCAATTTGAAGCAGGTGAAATGAAAGGCGATCTAGGCCGCAAGCCTAAAGCACTTACTGCACTTGTACGCAACTGTGTAAACATGTTTGGCAGTTATAATGTAGGTATGGTCTGTACTAATCACACTTATGCTAGTCAAGACATGTTTGACCCAGATGACAAAATTAGTGGCGGTCAGGGTTTTATCTATGCATCAAGTATTGTTGTTGCCATGAAAAAGCTCAAACTTAAAGAAGATGAAGACGGCAACAAGATTTCAGACGTTATGGGTATTCGTGCCGCATGTAAAGTTATGAAAACACGTTATGCTAAACCTTTTGAAGGCGTACAGGTTAAGATTCCATACGAGCAAGGCATGAGCCCATATTCGGGACTCACTGATTTAATTGAGAAAAAAGGATTGCTTAAGAAAGAAGGCAATAGTCTTGTGTTTACTACTAGCGAAGGTGAGATTATTAAGAAGTTCCGCAAAGGTTGGGAACGCAATGATGATAGTTGCCTAGATAAAGTTATGTCTGATTTTGGAAATCAAAAAGAAACGGTAAGTACATCTGAATCAGAACAAGAGGAGTAATTACAATGATGGTTGAATTTGATATTTGGAACACACTTAAAAGTTATATAAACAATTTAGATCGTGCCAGTGCTGCCGAAAATTTTATAGCAATATTAATTGATGAACATGGTGCAGACCCTGCAGAGTTGCGTGACGCATTTAAAAGCGACAAAGACTTACGCCGGGCACTTGACCCACTAGTTCAAGACGACAGCGAACCTTCGGAAGATGATGAAGATGACGAAGATGCAGAATTTGATTACGATGATGAAAACTGGGAAGACTGATGTGGTATAGTCGTGTTGTTTCTGACCTAGGAACGATACCAGATTTTATTTCCTACTATGAACAAGAGTTACAACATGCCAAGCATGAATGTAAAATCTCGGGCATAGTAGAAAAAAATATCACAGCATTGCCTGGTATTACCGAGCATCGCTTTAATCAATTACAAGAAATTGAAGCGGTGCTTAATTATCTCAATATACAGTTACGTAAAATTAGACGCCGGCATTTTCAAAAATATCTTGAAGGATATGCAAGAGCGCTGAGTAGTCGTGACGCTGAAAAATATGTCGACGGTGAAGACGAAGTGATTGACTTTGAAACACTAATCAACGAAGTAGCTTTGCTACGTAACCGTTGGCTTGGTGTTATGAAAGGTCTTGACACCAAGCAATGGCAAATGGGCCACGTAGTACGATTGCGTACTGCTGGCATGGAAGATATACAAGTTTAAAGGAATTTATGAGTTATTTGTTCACTAGTGAATCAGTAAGTGAAGGACACCCGGATAAGATTGCTGATGCCATCAGCGATGCTGTATTAGATTTGTTTATGGCACAAAAGAATCCCGCACTACGCTGTGCCTGCGAAACCTTAGTTACAACTAATCGTGTTGTTATAGCCGGTGAGTACAAAGGATATGTGCCGTCAGAATCAATTGACAGTGCTGTACGTAGAGTTATTAGAGATGTTGGGTACGAACAATCCGGGTTTGATTGGCGCAACGTAGAAATTACTAACTTGTTGCACGGGCAAAGTGCCGACATTGCTTTAGGCACCGATACATTTGGCGCAGGTGACCAGGGATTAATGTTTGGATATGCTTGTAACGAAACTGATGTATTCATGCCCAGTGCTATCTACTGGAGCCATCGTATTGTTGAAGAACTGGCTAAAATTCGTAAAGTGGGGACAGTTGTTTGGTTAGAGCCAGACGCTAAAAGTCAAGTAACTTTTGAATACAATGATGATGGTACTCCTAAGCGTATTGCTAAAGTTGTTTGTAGCACACAACATGCAGAAAGTGTAGAAATTGAAAAAGTTCGAATGGTAGTAGAAAATATCATTCGTGGTGTATTACCTGAAAGGTTTGTAGACAATGATACTGAATTTTTTATTAATCCTACTGGCAGGTTTGTTATTGGCGGACCTGATGGCGATA